CAGTCGTACCTATATTATCTAAGGTAACTTTTACGTCTTCTTTTTTTATGTAAGGAAATGAAAAAGTATAACTTGTTTGTGTTCCATTTCCTGTATAAGTATTTTCAGTTGTTGCCATGATTTTTTAGTACCGGATGTTAAGTGTTCTATCTACTCCAGGCATTAAACCTTGTTCAGCTCTTTGACCAGCTAGTTGTTTTTCCATGATGCGTTGTTCAATAGAAAGACGTACTGGTGATTCTAGATCATTAAAGGCCAATTCTTCTGCATTTTTCAATGCTTCATCTATCATAATAAAGATTTGATCGTATTTATCAATAGGTACCTGTTTAGAAGAAATACCTTGTCTTCGTGCTTCTTTTAGTTCATTAATAGTATTACGTGCATCAGCTGTACGCATAATATTTTTAATTTCATCTCTAAAATAACCTCTTTTACCCATAAGGCTATTAAGTTCAGCACGTTCAGTATTTAACAATTCAACGCCATTACGTTTCTTAAATGCACTAGATACATCATACTCAATATCATAAAGAAACTCTTCTTCTTTAGACATTGCAGGATGTACTTTAACTGGTGAATAAGAATTAAAGATACGTTGTAGCATTGTATATTTATTGGGTGCTTCACCTGTTACAGGACTGATTACAGTAGGTAGCCGGTTAGCAGGATCTAAGACACCAAGTAATTGGTTACGGTTTTTTAAGTTACTTACTATATCATTATTAAGATCCTTAAGTCCACCATCAATAATCTTACCAAATTCATTACGTAAGCCACCTAAAGGTCCAAGTGAATTTATTTGACCTGTTGCAAAAGTAGTTGCAGCAAATTGATTACCACTTAAAGTTTCTACAAGAGGACGTAAAGCAGACAAACCAGCTTGATCAGTTAAACCAGCTGCAAGTATAAAAGCTGCTTTTTGAAATAAATTCTCTGTTGCTGCTTCACCAAGCATATCAAAGTTATCAGCAATGTTAGCTACAGTAGCAACCCAATTACTTAATCCAGGGCCAAGTAATTCATCATATGTAAACCTAACTCCATCAGGTCCAATAATTGATCGACCTTTCCAATTACTATTTTTAGTACGTGATCTTTGTAGTTGTCTATCAACACTACCGTCTCCTGTCATACTAAACAAACCATCACCAAATAGCTTATCTTTAATAACAGAACCAATAGCTAAAGAAGTGACAAACGTACCAATTGCTTTTTTACCTAGTGTTTTATTTTTAAGGTCTACAATAGCATTTAGCCTAGCTGTTTCATCCATTTGAGTTAATTTATAACCACGATTAGTAAGGATCTTTTCTACTAATTCAGGTTGTTCCATAAATGTTTCAACTGACGTATAAGCTAGTTCATTTACATCACGTTGGAATGAACGTAAAGGTGCAGGAAGATAATCATCAGCTACTCTAACCATATTTGCCATAGTTCCAGGGAACATGATAAAAGGTCTTAGTCCAGGTATTTCTTGTAGAAGACCGTTTAGTTGAGTATTTAAACCAGTATCAAGGTTTAAAGCGATCTCTCCTGTATTATACTTAACTGCTTCATCTACAATAATACCGTTTTCATTAAACATACTATCATATTCTTTATTGGCAATCTTTTTAATATTATCAGGTGTTGCTTCTTTACCAAGACGTTCTAGTTCATCCATAGCACGGAAACGTGCAGTAGCATTGGCTAAGGTAGCACTGGTAAAACCATCAAATCCAGTAAATAGATTTGGTGTAATCCTAAATACAGGGTCAGCTGCCATTGCTTGTAAATTTTCATATTGATCTACAAGAAATTTAAAACCGTAATTACCTTTATCTGCTTCTACTCTAGCAATGTTTTTGTATTGTGCTAGTTTCTTTTCATTCTTAATTACTAAGTCTAATCTAGTTGCACCTGCCACACTGTTAGGGTTTTGGGATGCTTTCATGAACAACTTACCAGCATAAGGTAATGCTTTCATTTGTGTATCTAAGATAGCACTATAAGCCATCCAACCACGTTGTACGGATTTAAGATCCCCACGTAGCATAGAACCTGCAAAATAAGATACTGGTTCTGCAACCAAACCACTTAAGTTACCATATAAAGCTCTGCCTGCTGTACCAACAGAAGACAAAATAGAATTAAAGAAATTAGCTCTAACAGCTTGATCTAAGATATTAGGAGCATCAGGAGCATTATCAATAAGTGGACGCCAACGAGTAAAACTATTAAGAATATCTTCATTCATTTTAGTAATACTATTGATCTTACCATCACTAAGTTCATATAACTCAAGAAATGAATCAAGAACTTCTGGGTTATTTTCTTCTAAATACTGCCAGCTTTGGGTAAACCGATCACTTTCGTCTTGAATAATACGTAAAGCTTGTGGTGTCTGCTCTTGAATTTCTCTTGTTAGTTGTTCTGGTGTCTTACCAAATGCACGAACACGCTCACCTAAACGCATGATACCACGTTTCTTATCTAAGTAATACTTAGTGGTTCCTTGTAGTTGTTGTAGATATGCTAGGTTATCACGAATTTGTTCTTTAGCTTGATCAACAGCAGCTGATCCTCGGTTAAGTCTAATACCTTCAGATAGATCAGCAATTTGGCCGGAGATTGACGTAGCACTATAAGCTTGTGCTTTAGCAATATCCATGCCAGTGAATGCTTTAGCTTGATCATCAATCATCCTAAAGATACCTCTGTATCCTTCATCAGTTAATGTTTCTACACCAAACTCATTTTTTACAATGACAGGATCAAGAATCTTACGAATTTCATCTACACCAACAGTAGGATCAAACAATTCAAGTACTAAGTTATCACCTTGTTCTTGAATTTCATCAAAACTAATTGCCCAATCAGCTGCATCAACACGATAACGATCAGCATCTTTTAGTTGTTTAGCAAGACCAATTGAAACTTCTTCAACACCACCTGGTGTACTGATGGCAAACTTACGTGCAGGTTCACTGATAAAGTTACCTAAACGACCATAAACTGATCCTTTGTTTTTAGCAACACGTACTGCATCAACACTAGCACCAATGATACCGAAATCATCAGCACTACGCATACCAACTTCATTCCAATCATAAAGGTCATTTACACCTTTCAGTGGGACGTTAGAATTAGGATTCATAGCTTGATTGTAGTATCCAAGCTCATCAAGATCTGCTTCTTGTTTAGCAGCATATCTTGAAAGTTCTTCTACTGCATCATCACTTTTAGCAACTGGTGTTAGATCATTAATAATTTTCTGTGCTTGAGGTGTCTCACCAACAATTTTTGGACCTTTAGAAAAAGTTTGACCTACTTCATTAATTGCAGAACCAAACTTACCAAGAAAACCTACAAAAGGAATAAGAAAACCAAGCCCTAAATCTTCATTAATGTTTTTAATACGTTTTTCATCTGGACTATCTGTATCTAGTGTGGCCCAGCTATCAGGGATAAAGTCATATTGTGGTGGCAAAGCTTTCTTAAGAGTACCAAAAGCATTGTCTTCTTCATACTCAGAGCTAAAAGCGCCGACAGCAACACTAGCACCTGCTTCTACACCCCTGGTTCCAAGGAACTTCATAAAGGCAGTATTACCTAACCTATTGATGACGTTACCTGCTCCAAGTGCTTTAGTGGTTGCAGTTTGTGCTTTAGTTGCTGCGGCCATACCAGCACCTTGAAGGGCTAATGTAGGAACAACAACAGAAGAAATAGCTCTTACTGCTGATGATACACCGTTTTCATAAGGTGTTACCTTAGGAATCTGTGCACTTTTTGGTAGGAATTTATTAGCTAGATCAGTGATTGGATCTAATACACCACCAACAGGAATAGCAGTCGCTAGTTCCGCAGCGTATCTAGGATCAGTAGCAAAACCTTCTACGTCACTTCCAACCCCACCACTCATTTGTAAACGGTTCCATTCCCCACGGCTCATACCTTGGGCTTCATAATAAGAATAATCTTTACTTGGATCGAATGGTTCAGCAGCCATTTCAGGTTGCATTGTAGCCTCACCCGTAGGTGCAGGTTGTTCAATTGTTGGTGTAGTTTGCCCTACCGTAGGAGGTTGTGTCTCTTGTTGTTGAAGCTGCTGTTGTTGTTGTTCGTAAGTATCAACTCTCTGTTGAATTTCTTCTATTTGTTCATTAGAGAGTTGCTTGTTACGATCTTCTTCACTCAACACATATTCACTACCAACATTTGAATAATCTAATGGATCGTTCATGTTGTTTGTTTTTTAATTTAAATACTGCTTGTAGATACCTTTAGTGTAAACTGTCCAATCATCAAAACTACCTCTATTATCATAAAGGTATTTTGCAGCTTTCATGTTTAACACGGGATCAAATAAATCTTCTCTACTATTAATACCTAATTTTTGCAGCCATCCACTATCTTTGTGATAACCCCAATTAATTTGCATTAGACCAACACTATCTTCACCTGTAGCGGCTTCTAGACCTGATCGGCGTGTACTGTTAGTAGGGTCTAAACCACTTTCTCCTCTAGCAATTGCAGCTACAACTCTAGCATCTTCTGGAGTAAACCCAGCTTCTAAAGCATACTGCCCTGCTTCACTCATACTAAGTGCACCACTTGAAGGTGGATCTGTAGAAAGAGGTGCCATACTAGCTCTCACAGTACCAGTTGTACCTGTAACAATAGCAGTACCACGATTAAACCTAGTTTGTGATGATTTGGTAAAATCAGTGAATAGTTTTTGAACTGAAGGTACTTGATCAAATACAGCTTCTTCAGCTGGTGTTGGCATAAGTAAACGACGGTTTAACCCATACTTTGTATTAGAAGCTTGAATCTGTGCATTAATAGATGCTATAGGATTAACACCTAGTATCTTAGATGAATATTCCGCGCTTACTGGTATTCTAAAAGTACCATTATTAGCATAATAAGAGCTTATACTAGTCTCAATTTCTTGTTCAGTTAAGATTGAATTTGGTATTGAAAATACACCAGAATCATTTTTCATTAAAAGTTTATTTAATTCATTACGACGTTCTTGAGCGGCAACGCTTAATTGTGTTGCTGTACCTTGAATGTTTGGAAAAACAGTTGCGTTGTTTGGACCTGTTTCAGAATAAAATTTGTTTTGTTTATCCCCTGCCACACCTTTAGCAACATAAGCTTGAAGTTGTGTATAAGCTTCTTTAGAGGCTACTTCAGGTGGTACACCTTTATCTATTAAAGTTTTAAAGAAAAATTTGTATTCATTTTCTAAAGATTTTTTTACATATAAAGTTGTAGAATCCATACCTTCTGTACCAAGCTGAAACTTTGTCAAACCTTTAGCATCTGCACCTAAAAGTTTTCTTGTTTCAGCATAAGTAGGTCCATACTTTTCTACTTCTTGTTTTTTGTATAAATCAATAGCTTGAATTTTATTTTTAGGATCTTGTATAGATTCAATAAAAGCTTCATCTATAGTTTTGTTTGTATATTGCTGAGCAATAAGTGATAATTCTGTTGTTTTATTACCTTGCAACGCTGACTTTTTTGCATCTAGGTAACGTTGAGGTAAACTTCCATTAGGGAACCTTTCATAAAATTCTCTTTCAAATGTAGCAGCACCTTCTAAATCTCCTTCTGGATCAGCATTATCAAAATAAGCTTGCATTTTTGGTACAGCACTAGCTGCAAAATCTTTAGCTTCAACTCTAGATCTAGCTTGATCCTCACGCATGTCGTCTGTTATAGTTTGTACACGCAAGCGCTGTGCTTTTATATAACGAGAACTATTTCTTCGTTTTTCAAGAATAGTACCATCACCTAATAGGTTAAGGTTATCTAAATATTCCTTTGAATAACGCAATGAACCATCAGCATTTCGTGCAGAGTATAAATCAAAGACATTCTGTAAAGCTTTTTCTCTACCAATAAGAGGGTTTTTTAAATCTAATAGATAAGCTTGTACAATTTCACCACTATCTCTTAAGCTTTGTCCTTGACTAGTAAGGGCTTCATAGTTTTGTTTTGTTTCCCCTTGTATAGATCTTTGAATATAAGCACTGCGGATTTTATCAACAGCATCATTTGAATCAGCTAAAAATCCAGGTTCAAGTTCACTGATATTTAAACCTGTTGATCCATATAGATTTTTTAATACAGTATCTAATACAATAGTAGTTCTTGCTGGATCGTTAACAGCTTCTATACCACTAAATTGATTACCGGATTGATCAGTAAAAAGAGCTTCAGTACCTTGAAATGCTCTATTTAAAAGCAAAGGTGTTTGTTCTTTTACCAGTTGGTTGTAATAACC